GGCTGAATGTTGCTAGCCTGCTGTCCTTTCTGACCCTGAGTTACTTCAAAACTTACACTCTGTCCTTCTTGTAAGCTCTTGAAGCCACTTGAATTAATTTGTGAGAAGTGTGCAAATAAATCTGCGCCGCCATCGTCCGGTGTAATAAAGCCAAAACCTTTGGCATCGTTAAACCATTTTACTTTTCCTGTTACCATTTTACTTTCTTTCCTTGTGTTAAAAATGTTTATCTCTGTGTGTGTATTGTTATTTAAACATCTCTTTGACTGTTTGTCAAGAGTTTTGAGTGAAGAATCATGTTTTCTGTGGTTAATTTGGTAATTGTCGCTAACATAATAAGTTTTTCTTCTAATGTGTAACTATCTTTGTCAAACATTTCTAAGACGCTGGCACCAATCATTTTCATTGCTTCTTCCTGTCCTTTTTTGAAAACACCCCAATCAAATGGGTCGCCTTCTTCTACTGCAAATGCAATATCAATCAACTCGTCTAATGTTATTTTAGCCATCCAATTCTCTCGTTGTTATCTATTCTTCTTTGATGTTCTTCCACACTTCCAGGAAAGCGCCAAGCCCACACAGCAACCAGTGTCATAAAGACCGCGGTGCTGACTATGCCTATGGGTTTTACTCCAGTGAAGAACATGATGATCAAACTGGAGCTCATCATGGCCAACATGAAGTATTTCATCTTGGTTGGGAACACACGCTTTTGTCCCCAGTTGGTCAAGAACGGTCCGAACAACTTGTGATTCATAATCCAACGGTGCATACGCTCACTGCCCTTGCTGAAGCAATAGGCAGCAAATACCACAAATATACTGTAGGGTATGCCCGGAGTGATAACTCCTATATAGGCCATGCCAAGACTTAGAAAACCCAACGTGTTCCAAAATAATTTTTTCATGTTATGCTGCCACCACTCTGTTAGGTACCGCAGCCACTATGATGTCTGAATGAAGATTAGGAGTAAACTTTCCTCCTGCTGCTCCGTTCAGTGTGGCTAATATGTTTTGTGGTTTGGATTTTCTTGTGCTGATACCACCGTATGGCAGTCCTGGTAGTGCAAAGCTGAGATGTATCCATACAGTCTTGCCTGGTAGATATTCCAGCAGCAGTTGATCATAAGGTATGTTCTGTTCTATCCATTTGGCTATATCAATATAGCTGTGTGCCGGCACACCACGGAACTGCAGATCAGCTGCCTGACCAGTGCCATGAGCGCCGCCACCGATAGAAGCACCATGTCTGTATGAGTTGGTTATTATCATTGACGGATATTTGGCTTTGATAGGTTCTATAACATTTTGTGCCAAGGCAGCAAGATTGTTTACCACTGCCTGGGGTCCTGCTACTAAGGATGAATGTTCTGCCAGTTGTGGAATGGTTCTAGGAAAGCTGACATTTTTTATCATCTGTGCTAGAGTGGTGCCTTTGGGTGTCAACGCCATTTCCATGGTTATTGTGGCAGGCACAGGTGTAAAGGGTTGGGATGCTTTGGCTGCTGTGGGTTTGACTCCCTCAGTCTTGGGCTGAGGAGTAGTGGTTAAATTCTTGTGTTCTTCAGCTGTGATCCTGCCTTCTTTGAGAAATTTATCAGCTTCAACTTTGCCTGCGGTATTGTCGTCGTCGCCTTCGACGTTTTGCACAGCAGCAGTCACAGTTACCTTGGGCACAGTGGTAGCTGTGAACGTTCCCGGAACTGTTGCAGCATCATAAAGAGCGATTTCAACACCGTTAGCAAAAACATTAAAGGGATTGTATAACGGTTCCTGCCGGGGCATTGTGCCTGCAGGATGAGAGTGATTATCGAGAAAGTGACTGCCTGTGCCGCCGCTAGGTCCAACGCTGGTCGACTGTGGGGTTGGGGTAGTTGCCATACACTATTTAAGCCAATGCAATACCAGTGGTCTGCTGTATAAACTGATCAGCAAACTGTTTGTCTGTGGCTTCTGCCACAGCTACCACCGCTTTGGCTATTCTTACTTCTTTGCTGGGATCTACCGTGAAAAGATATGGCATGAGTGCTGGACCCTTTGGACTCATAGCAATCACCATGGGATGGGCTAGTTTATAGTGCATGACCTGATCATCAACCAGCTTTGCTACCAGTTCTTCACCGCTGGTTAGTTTCACAGTGATTACTTCACCTACTGTTACACCTTTGTCAATTAACATTCTATTTTTCCTATTTTAGTATCCGCTACCGTTGAATCCGGTTTCGTCGATGTATTTTCTTAATTCTGTAAATCCACCAATGGATACCCCATTGATGATAATTTGTGGAACTGTTCGAGCATTCGGAACAGCTTCTAACAATTCTTCTCGAGTGTATCCATCTCCGATTTTACGTTCTTCAAATTTAACACCTTGTTGTGTTAGCAATGCCTTGGCTTGATCGCAATAGGGACAATGATACTTTGACCATACAATAACTGGGTTCATGTTGTTTCCTTGATTAACCTGTGTATACAATTCCGCCATTCTTGTCTGTGACTCTGACCAGCAACATGCCTTTGTTTTTGTAACTCAGTGCTGCTGCTATGGCAGATTGCTCGTTGCCATAGTGTCCTATGGTGGTCCAAGATTCGTAAGGATTGCTTCTTTTGAACTGTGCTTTATACATGGTTTATTATATAGCCGGAAGAGCATCGTAGTCAAGATTTTCGCTCATTACCCCTATGACATAGTTGGTGCTTTCTGTTTCTTGCAGGGCAGTTTGTTTCTTGCTGGTATCGACGTGTTTGTTGAACCAAGGAATTGGAGTTGATCTTGGAGCAGCTTGCTGATATTTTATACCGATTTCTTTAAGTGAGCTGACTGCTGTGTAGTCCACAAAGTCTTTGAGAATGTTGGCATTCAACCCAATCACTGGTCCTTTGTTAAACAAATAGTCAGCCCATTCTTTTTCTTCACGAATGACATCAAGATACAATGCGTATACTTCTGACTCGCACTCTAATTTGGCTTCAGCAAAGCGACTGTCTTCTTTGACCACTTGGTTGATCAAGTAGGCTGTCCAACCTTTGTGTAGCAGTTCATCTTGTAGGATCAATTGAATAATGTTTCCATTGCCCATGAAGATCTTGTTCTCTACCATGGCCAATGAAGTTGCAAACGATACCATGAATCGGAATGCTTCTAGAGCATATGATGCGTGTAGTGCCATCCAAATTGCTCGGATATATTCTTTTTCTGGAATAGTTTCGCCTAGTTGTTTACGGCAATTGACCACGTGCAGTGATTCATAGTAGTTGCCTACTGAACTGGCCATGTCTACAATTTCCTGTGTGTCATGTATTGTGTTGAACACATCCTTGGGCACATTGTAGATGTTGCGAATTATATGGCTGTAACTCTTTGAATGAATGTTGGTTTCAAAGAATGTCCAGTTGTAGACCAGTGCTTCTAGTTCAGGTAAACTAATAACAGGCATAAAGATTTGGCTTGGTCCACGACCTTGCAAACTATCCAATGCTGTTTGACGTAACAAGTTACTAGTGAAGATATGTTTCACAGCATCGCTAGCGTCTTTAAAGTCATTCGAATCTTTGGTAAGACTGATCTCTTCTGGTTGCCAAAAGAAGCCACGTGCAGTTGCTTCAAAGTCTGCAATCTTTTTGTATTTTACTTCTTCAAATCTCTGTATGGTAACTGGGCCTGCTGGATCCAGAAACATCTTGCGATTGAGATAGTCTGTCTTTGTGTTTAGGTTGTATTGTGCTTTACTCATTTGTTGTGTCGTATGTTTGTTGAAAGATATCTTTCTTTACTGCGCCATAGTCGCCCTCGCCATGACGTACAATATAATCGTTGCCTTTGGTATAGTTCAGATCACCCCACGATGTGCGTAGCACACCATCATGATCTGCAAGTTTCGCTATCTTTGGGATCTTCTTAGGTGTAGCGATACCGTTTCCTTGATCGTCTTTGAGATTTTCAAACTTCTCTGGAGTAATGGGATACTTCTCGCCTTTTGGCCCTGTCATGATATAATGTCCTGCTTCATATCGAACCGGTCCTTCTAGTGTATCAACTGTTCCGGGTTCTTGAGCAATTTCATACTTCTCTTTAGCTGGCTTTTTAAAAGTTTTAAAAGCACCATCCTTGAACCATTCATCATCTACTTTAGTAGCTTCTGAAATCAAATCAATATATTCTCTTAATGTTTTCATAATTTGCATGCCTCACAATCTTCTTCTTCTATGACTTCACGTTCGTTGTGGAATCCGTTGTAATGAACTTCTGGTGTTCGTTGTTCTTGTCTACTGCCAGCCTTGTTGATCAAACTGTAGTAGAATGTTTTCAATCCCCACACATGTGCCTGCATCAAGTTCTTGGCAATCAATGTTGTAGGAACTTTACGATCCGGAAAGTGTGCAGGATTATAAAAGGTATTGGTTGAAATACTTTGATCTACATATGCAGCCAATACCGCAGCTGTTTTCAAATAGCCGTCGCAGTCTCGTTGATCCCACATCATCTGATATTTGTGTTTCAATCTATTGTATTCCGGAACTACCTGTGTGAATGATCCTGCCTTGCTTTCTTTGGTAGAGATCAAACTCATAGGCATTTCGATACCGTTGGTTGAATTGATAACCACTGAACTAGACTCCACAGGAGCGATGGCCATTAGAGTGGCATTTCGTACCCCATGCAACTTCATTTCTTGTCGCAGTGGTTCCCAGTCAAGCTCTGGGGCAAAGTCAGTGAGCTCGTTGACTCCTCTGGCTCTTCTTTCCCAAGGGAATTCTCCCTTGCCGTATCTGGTGTGATCGGAATCTTTGCAGCGTCCTCTTTCTTTCGCCATTTCGACCGTGGCTTCTGTAAGGTAAAAGGCTTGATGCTCCATCCAAACTTTAACTTCTGCCAGTGCGTCTTTGTCGCCATATTTTATTCCCCTT